TGATATGATCACTCATATATTCCCACTCTTCTGGAGTTATTACATTCTTAAGAATAAGTTGAGTTTTAAGTATGTCATGGAAAAGATTACTAAATCTCTTTCTCATTCTTCCGACAAACTTAGTAAATTTAAGTTCATCTCTTAGTATCTCTGATGAACGACCTAAACTAAATCCACTATTATCTGCCATACGAGACTCTGGAACATTCAAAGAACGGAAAAGTTTCTTCTGGAAATACTCAACATCTGTAAGTTCTCCTAAGTTTTGTCCGCCAGGCAATGTAGATATTTCAGTTCCCCTACCACCTTCACGACGAGGAAGCCAAAAATCTTCCATCATACTCATGAATTTCTTATCATCACGAACTTCTCCAGTGTTTGCATCATAAGTTAACTTATTACGATACCTCGACATAACTTCACGAAGGTATTGTTCTGCCTTTGCCTTTGGTAGATTACCAACATCAATGTAGAAGATTCTTCTTTCTGGAGCACGAGACATACGATAGATGACTAGTGAATCTTCAATCATTCTTAATTGATTGAGTGATTTAATTGCTTTCTGTAGATAAGAAAGAACAGTTTGTTTATTACGATCTACTAAACCTGATGTGCAATATGCAACTGCATCTTTAGCAAATTTAACAGCATCTTTTTGTTGACCTGTTACAGCAACAGATCCATATTGATTTTTCTGATATGAATGTGGTGTGTATATAAAATATTCTGATAGTCCTTCAAAATCTGCAAGCATTGGATCATTATTAGCGCCTGGATTATTGCCTGGCGTATATTGAATTGCGTTTGCACCACCTTTTTTCTTCTGTTCTCTTACATATTTAATTTTAAGTGCATCAATATATCTAAGTTCTTTAATTCCTTCTTCTGGTTTCTGTAAATCTATAACTTTATGATAGTATATTCTTCCGTCTACATACCAGTTACGAAATATTTCATGTGCTTTTTTATCAAAGTCCAGCATTTCTTTAATATACTGAAACTCATTACGAATAATATCTTTAACTTTATCTCCTACTTTTAAATTCTCTAGATCAATTTGAATCGGTGAATCATTTTGATCTGCAACTATTGCTTCACATAGAATATCCTCTATCGCAGAATCCACTTCTGGATGAAGTGCCATCTCACGATATCTACGAATTAAATCATATTCTGTTTTAAATACGCCCTCTACATCAAGATATTGTCCATAAAATCCAGACGCCAAATAGTAGTCCGCACCGTCCTCATTATTTTTGGGGACAGGTGAGACTACTGATGGTGACGGTTTCTTATATGAATCATCAATCGAGAAACCAAATAATTGTGCCATAGTATAACTTCTATACCTATAAAGGTATTTATATTATAACCTAAACTATGATATAAATCAACTAGGTAGTTGTTTGAGCTTTTGCGGTCATTACTGGTTTAGAATCTGTTACTTCCCAGAATAAGTAATTGAATGTTACTTGGAACTCTTCAATCTGATCAGTTGCACCATAATCTAAAGGTATGGAACTAACTGCGTTTGGATAAATTCCTTCAAACTTGTATGTTCTTAATACTGGAATGTCGCCTTCTTTCTCACCTTTTCTACTTAGTTGTTTCACAGTAGCACTTGTTTGATACGCAGCTGGGTTAATTTCACCTTCATTTGTTTGAATATCATTAATGAAATTACTCCACTGTTCCATTGCATTTCTAATTACAAAATTAGTGTCATTGATAATAGTTACTGTCCAAGGATCAAACGTGCGATCTCCAGCGACTGGAAGAACACGACCTCTGAATGGAACTGGAATATTTCCAAGATTAGCAGCTGGAATTTCAGCTGCTTTAATCAAAAACTGTCCATCATTTACTGCTGATCCTTTTGCGTCTTCCTTCAACCCATCTGGATAAGCAATATCCACTTCAAATAAGTTAGACCTTGCACCACCACCAGTTAATTTATTTCTAAAGTCCCTGATTTCTCTGTTGCCAAATGTTAAGTCTGCCATTTTTCTTTTTTAACTCCTTTGTTTATTTAGTGAAATTAATTAAACTCGACCAGCGACTTCAGAGAAGCTAACCCCTGTTCTTGTCGCAACGAATGTAAGACCGATGAAGTTAATTGAACGAGCTGGTTTGATAAAGATATCAGCCTTAAACTCGTTTGCATCAATGACATCAGGTGTGTTATTTGTCTCATCACAAATAACTAAGAAGTCTGATAAACCTCTCTTAGCTTGAACTCCACGAAGGAATGGTTCAACAATGTTACGGAAGTTTGTTCTCGTAAGATCATCGTTAAACTCAAAGAGTTGAGTTCTTGCAGCGATTTCAATTCTTGCCTCTAGATTCAAGAATAAACGTCTTACATTGATTCTATCAAATGCAGACGCAATTGCTAATCCAGTCTTATCACCGAATAAGATGAATCCACCGCCAGGTGAGAATATAACTGGGTTAATTCTCTTAACATATATAGTGTCTCTCTGAACTTTGTTAGGATTGTATGCTAACTTAACTGTGTTAAGTATGTTTCCTCTTTGAGGCCCAGCAGGTGAGAACCAAGGGAACTGTTCCTCGGATGTTCTTGCCATCAATCCAGCAATATCACCATTTAATGGCATAAACTGGAATTTATTGTTAAATCTATCAAACTGATACTTGTAACCAGAATCAAATACTGCGAAAGATGATGATGTAATTGGATCATAGAACTGAACAACGTTAGTTGTTTGTGTCTTTGCACTGTTAACATTAACAACTGTCTCTCTGTTTGGTGAGATAACTGCTAAACAATCCTTTCTCTGTTCTGCAATTGCAATCAATTTATTTGCTTTTGCTTGTGATTCTGTTTGACTACCTGTGATGCCAGGGCCGTTAAGTAGGAAGTTAACTGCATATTCTGCTTCGTTCTCAAAGATTTCATAACCACCGATTATGTTTCCAAGAGATGTTGAGTAACCACCTTCTGTGCTTACACCAGAGTAGTCCTTACCACCTTGTAGTTCATAAAGTTTGTTACCTACGAAGTTAAAGTCTACATCCTGTGTATCCTGACTCCAAGTATTTTGAGCAGTATTTGTTGCTGTAAATGCAGTTGTAAATCCTGATGCGATTGATCCGTTTCCAGTTGCGATTCCAACATAGATGTTATCAGACGATTCAGAAATCTTATCTTTATAGTAGATTGCATCTCCAAAGGAGTTCTTTGCATCATCTGCCTTTGATAAGAATGTAAACTTCTCAAGAATTGCACCTGTTGATCCAGAAATTTTTCCAGTGTCATCAATAACAACAACGTGAAGTTCATCATTTGAACTGTTTCTTGCAGCAGCGAATCCACTTGTGCCTGGTTTCTCAGCAATTTCTCTCCATTGTAATGCACCATTCTTTAATTGAATGAACTGATTATCATACCAGTCATCGACTTGGAAGACTGTTGCACAAGTTGAAATACCAGCATCAGGGTTTGCAATGGTTGAACTATTACTTGAAAATAGAACGCCAGGGCCAGGTAATGTATTACTTGTCTTTGTTCCTGTTGTAAATGCGAAGATTCCATCCTCTGTGTATGTTGCTGGGAAAATTGTTCCAGCAGCGGAAACACGATTGGTAACTTTAACATCAACTGTGCTCGCACCAACACCAGTAACAATACCTTGAATGTATCCGTCTGCGGTTGATGTTGTGCCAGGGCCAACAATTGTTCCACTGATAGGTTGTGTAACACCCATACCAACACTAATGTTTGCAACTACATGAGGTGTAACATGAAGTTGTTGATCTGCAGCACCATCAATGTATGCAACCTTCATTCCGTTTGCATAAGCGCCTGGGTTTCTTGCAGCTAATCGATATGTAGTAGCGTCTTCATAATTGTTTTGATAATCATCAAAAGATTTAATCTTAAGACTTGAAGTTGATCCAATACCTGTTGGATGTGTTGTAGGCATACCACCTACGTTTGCGTTATTTAAACTTGCTCCATCAGCTCTAACGACTCTTAATACACCACCATACTGTAGATAGTTTGAAGCGGTATACCAGTATTCATACTGTCTATCATTAAGTGATGGTTTTCCAAAAAGATCGATCAAATCTTGCTCATTCTCAATAAGCAAAGGTTCTAGGACAGGGCCTCTTTCAAAGGGGCCTACTATCGCACCTGTCTGATCACTTATGGAGTCAATTCTACCAACCGTAAGGTCAACTTCTCTAACCTTAACGCCTGGAGATACTAAACCTATGCCAGCCATGTTTTTCTCCGAGTTCCACGTTTGTTTTACTAAATTTATTTATAAATTACTACCTCTTCAAATGGGGAAACATGACGTGAACCTTACCAGTCAGGATATAAATCTAATATTTCTTTTCTTTTTCTACCATTAGAAACTCTTTG